GGCTACCTCCCTCTTGATAGGCAAAAACTATCGGGGTGTTTAGTCCCTCTCCTTGCTTGCTTAGTGCTCAGCCATGCCAAGTGCTCGTCATGTGCTCATTCTGGTTTTGGACACGTTGACATAGTGCTCAGTCTCACGCCGTGACGTGTGGAACTTGAATGGGGACGGAGGGGGTGAAAAGGTGTGCCCCCCACATTACCCCCCCATAAAAATTTTCTAGTTTTCCGCAGGAAACCCTGCTACTATTCCCCTGCAATTCGCAGTTGCACTTGTTCACTTTATGCCCGCCACTTGTGCGGGCTTTTTTTCGAGTGTATAGTGCAGATATAAGTTGAGAGGGTTGTATGCCTAGTGTGAAGATAGAGATAGATAGAGATATAAAGATGCCTGTAAGTCGGGTGGTGTATGACTACCCTTACGAGGTGATGGACATAGGGGATTCTTTTGTTGTGCCGCTGGAGGCTAGAGCGAAGGTGCTCAATGCCAACTACAGGGCTGGCAAGCGGCTTGCTAGGGCTTTTGAGGCACGAACAGAAGAAGGTAGGGTCAGAGTATGGAGAACCAGATAAAGGTGCTGTATGGTTGATTTCCTCTGGATGGATGAAGATGAACTCAGGTGGCAGTGCAACCTGTTGTTGATCCGTCTTTACCAGAGTGAGGCCGTGCGGGTGATGCAGCAGCAGCAATTACAAAAAGTTTATGAGACAGGTTATGAGCGTGGCGTTACGGACACAGTTGTACGAATCGCGCTTGCAGATGAAAAGAGAAATGCTTGTTGCCATGCACTGCACTAGGAAGCAGCAAAAGATTAAGCTAGCTAAGTCTTGGAAAGCAAAATACAGTGAGTGGCATTACAAGGAGTTGATCCGGCTGGCTAGGAACAGAGATGTTGCTTGGGAGATAGCGGGGTGGACAGATGAACAAATGGGGAAACCATAATGAAATTTAATCTCCAGCAGTTCTACAAGTTCTGTGCAGAATTGAAGATTGAGACTAAGGAAGCTGGCTTACAGAAGATGGGTAAGCTGCTGGGTACTCAGACTTACACGATGAGTGAGATAGCAAAAGGGTTAGACAATGACATTCACTTCTTTGTTATCCTCAAGGGTCGTCAGTTGGGTATCACGACAATATCGTTGGCTCTCGACCTCTACTGGCAGTTTACGCACCCAGGCTGGCAGGGAACGCTGGTGGCTGATACGGAGGAAAACCGTGACATGTTCCGCTCGACTCTGGGCATGTACATGGAAGGACTCCCCAAGCAGTACAAGATCCCGTTATCTGCCCACAATAGAAACCAGCTTGTACTCAAGAACAGATCAAGAATTTTTTATCAGATCGCTGGCAATAAATCTCGTTTGGGGCAAGGCAAGGCGATCACTTACCTTCACGGCACAGAAACTGCCTCGTGGGGAAACGAAGAGGGATTGGCCTCTCTGATAGCCTCTCTTGCTGAGAAGAACCCTGAGCGGCTCTACATGTTTGAGAGCACCGCACAAGGCTTCAACATGTTTCACGACATGTACAAGACTGCTAAGACTGCTCGTACCCAGAAAGCCATCTTTTGTGGCTGGTGGCGTAACGAGTACTACATGATTGATGCTGACACGCCCGAGTACAAAGCCTACTGGAACGGCAGACTAAAGCCTGAAGAGAAGGAGTGGGTCAAGGACATTAAGAAGCTCTACAATTACGAGATCAACTCCCGCCAGATAGCCTGGTGGCGATGGAAAATGACAGAAGGGATTAAAGACGAGTCCCTGATGTACCAAGAGTTTCCCCCTACAGAAGACTATGCCTTTGTGATGACAGGCACTAGCTTCTTTTCTAACTCCCGCTGTACAGACGCAGCCAAGATTGCGAAGACAAAACCTTATGAAGCCTACACCTACGTGTTTGGTAGTCTGTTCCAAGACACCCAAGTCGTGCGAGCAACTGAGCGACTGTGTACACTCAAGATCTGGGAGCAACCCATTGACACTGCTTACTACGTCATCGGTGCAGATCCTGCCTACGGATCCTCAGACTGGGCAGACCGATTTTGTATTCAAGTGTATCGAGTCTATGCTAACGGTCTCGACCAAGTGGCTGAGTTTGCCACCTCAGAACTCAACACCTACCAGTTCGCCTGGATCATCGCCCACCTTGCCGGAGCATACAAAAACTCCACCCTTAACCTTGAGGTTAACGGCCCGGGACAAGCAGTTATTAACGAGATCCGCAACCTGAAACGCCATGCAGCCGCTACAGGAGGCGATATGGGCCGTGGCCTTATGGACGTCCTTGGCAGTATGCAAAACTACATCTGGCGGCGTAATGACACCCTTGGTGGGCTTTCTAACTCCGTGGGGTACGTCACCACTCACAACTCTAAAGAGCGGATGATGAACTACATGAAAGATTACTTTGAGCGCGAGATGATGAAGATCTACAGCATGGACACGCTGGAAGAAATGAAAACCATCGTGCGTGAGGACGGTTTCTTGGGAGCACCTGGTCGTGCTAAGGATGACAGAGTTCTTGCCTCTGCCCTTGCTGTGGTGGCCTACGCTGAGCAAGTGCAGCCAAGATTAATCGCTCAAAAGATCACACGCGAGATCTCTAAGAAGCAAGAAGAAATGACGCCAGAACAGATTTCTGTGGGTCGCAACGTCAGCAACTACCTGAAAGGGATTGGTCTCTATGGATCCACGCCCATTGCCTAAGAAAGAGCTGCTACGGCAGGTTAAACGCTTCCTGAAAGACCCTCATCGCGGTATCTCTCAGGTAATGTTCTCAGAACTGTGCGGCATCTCACAGACGCTTATGGAGCGGGTCTTCTTGATAGAGGACTTGCCCATGACAGAGACAACCCAGATACGGGTTAACAAGGGATACAGAGAATGGAAAGAAGGCCGTGTGCGTGTGATGCGTCGCAAGGACATGACACGGTTTGTGGAGTACAAACAGAAGGCTGAGCCAGTCATCGTGCCCAGTATGGGGGTCAAAATGACCTCTGACGGGCCAAAAATCTCGCTGGGAATGGTCAACCGACGAGATTATTCAACCTACGACCTTGATGAAGCACTAAGAGGGTAACTTATGGCAATACTACGGGACTATCACTGCTCTGTACACTCATACTTTGAGGGCTGGGACGCAAAATGCCCTATCAAAGGCTGTACAGGCGAAATTCACAACGTCATCTTGCAAGCACCAGGTCTAATCTCGGATAAAACCAAGAATACAGACAAAACTGTCCGTGGACTGGCCCAAGACTTCGGGATGAACGACATTCAAAGCACCAGAGCAGGGGAAAGTCAGACTGGCTTTCTCACAAAGGACAATAAGCTCTCAGAAGCAGAATATAAACACGCAAGTGGGGCGATAGACGAGATGAAACGCCAAGCTATGCACCATGCAGCAGAGAATGGCATCTCTACAGAGGCTCCGCAACCCCGAGAAGCCCGCCCAGGTGACGCCGCAGTGTGGGGAGGTGATAATAGATTTAGTATGCAGTCCGTTTTGTCGGGCCGTGCAGTACAATCCATTAAAGGCGAATCTGTTGGGTTTAGGCCCTCAGACGCAGGTAACTTGACAGGCCCAAAGGTGGCGAGTTACATTCCCGATCAAGACAACCTTGCATTGCCTAAAGAATGAGAATCCCTGACGATCCAGAAGACCGCGAACGCTTCTATCTCGATGTGATAGAAAAATGTTCCGTCTCCATGCAACAACGTCAGGTAGATGCAGGGATCTTGCGGAGCTGGTATTTGTTTGGTGCTGAGCCAACCGAGCCACCAGCTCTGTACAACAAGATTTTCCCCCACATCGATCAGCTCACCTCGTTTCTCTATTCAGCAGAAACCACACGCTTTAGCATCAACACCGGCGCTGATGTCAGCCCCCTAGAGCAATTCAAGATTCCCGTCCTGACTCGCGCTCTTAACGACGAGTGGCTGAACTCAAACGCTGACCAAGTATTTGCCTCTGCTGTGACTTGGGCGCTGGTATACAACACCACCTACGTCAAGGCCGTTGTGAAGAAGGGTGGCAGCATCCACCCCTACATGGTTGAGCCTCAAGCGATGGGTGTGCTGCGTGAGGATATTGCTTACACAGATCGCCAAGAAGCAATCATCCAGCGTTACTACATCACCAAGTCCGAGCTGTACTCTCAACTGTATAGCCACCCCCGGCGTGACGCTATTGTTCGCAAGCTTTCTTTTATGGAGCACGTGCGTACAGAAACTCCCAACGGTGTAGACCGCATCATCATGTCTCAGTCAAACCCACAACTGATGGGTAACGTGAACTTAGACTTGAACGGCACTATGCGCTACAAAGCAGAAGTGTCCGAGCCTACCGTTGAGATGATTGAACTCTGGCTGTGGAACGACGACACAGAAGACTACCAAGTCGTCACCAAAGCAGACCCCGACATCATCATCTATGACCGTCCTGGCGAGCAAATGTTCTTGAAAGGCGAGCTGCCTTTTGTTCAGATTGCTCCCAACCCGCTCTATGACTACTACTGGGGCGGCTCAGAAGTTAACCGTCTGGTCTACCTCCAGCAACTCCGTAACAAGCGTATGGGTGAGATCATGGATTTGCTGTCCAAGCAAGTCTCCCCTCCCACTGCGCTGATTGGTTTTACGGGTATTCTGGACGAGAAGAACTTTGCTCTCAACCGCGCTGGCGGTTTGTTAGCAACCGACATGCCAAACGCAAAGGTGGAGAAGCTAGCTCCTACCATGCCTGCCGACTTGTTTAACGAGATTCATGAGATAGATGCCATGTTTGAAGAGGCATCGGGGATTGGAAATGTTCTACAAGGTAAAGGTGAGTCTGGCGTTCGCTCTGCTGGACATGCTTCTCAGCTTGCTCGTCTTGGCTCTAGCCGCACCAAAAAACGTGCTCTGGTAATCGAGGACAGCCTTGAAAAGCTGGCAACTCTGTACTTGAAGGTCATGCAAAAGTATGACCCCACTCACTTCAAAGACACAGAGAACCGTCCGTTTATTGCCGAGCAGTTTACAGAGAACTTTGTTGTTAAGGTGGATGCCCACTCTAACTCGCCCATCTTTATGGAAGACAACCGTCAGTTGGCTTTCAACTTGTTTAAAGAAGGCGTTATCAGTAAAGAGTCGTTGCTTGACTTGATCGACCCGCCTATGAAGCAACACTTGAAAGAAGACTTGAAAAAGTTAGAAGCCAAGCAAGCCGAGCAGCAAAAACAGCAGGCACAAGCGAAACAAGGCCCAGGTAAATCCAGTGGCGGCGAAGGAGCGAAATAATGGCAAGCACACAGACTCAACCCAAAGCAGACCAGCCTCGCGTGGAGTCTGGACAGCTAAAGCGTCTTGACTCGCCCCCGAGCTTGACAACTCGCACCACCGGTATTAAAACCCTTGGTAATCGTTCAACAGCCCGTCAACAAAGAAGGAGCTAACCATGTATCGCAAAATGGCTAAGCGTGGTCGCAAGACCCGTCGTTAAGAAATTCCGTTAGGAATAAGGGTATGGCTGAGTTCCCTTTCTAACTTGGCCCTTGCAAGGAGACCATCATGGCTCGTAAAGCTCGTAAACACAAGCGTAAGTAATCCGCAAGGATTGCGGCACAACCGCTAAGTCCCTGGGGGGTCGGGAAACTAAACATTGACCTCCCACCTATTGACAGTGTGTTTGTAAAAGGTTACAAACTCGCCTAAAGGAATATAGTATGGCTATGGATAACAACCGACTGATGGAAATGATGAAGGGTGCGAAATCCGCTGGTGCTCCTATGCCCGGTATCGGTGCTCCTCCCGGCATGGGCGCTCCTGATGGCGCTAACCCAATGGCTCCTCCTCCAGAGGCGTCTACTCCTCCGTTGTCCAGCCCTATGTCCACTCCAGAACCCAAGATGGGTTCTAAAGAAGCAGCAATGATTAACCTTGGCATGGCTCAAGACTTGCTAGAGCAATCTTTACCTGCTATTGGCTCCGATTCTGAAGAAGGCAAGGCAGTGTTGGCAGCTATTGGTGCTATCAACAAAACGCTTGGCCCTCGTAAGAACAAAACTAACGAATTGCAGCAATCTGAGATTCTTCAGATGCTACAAACCCTCCCTCAAGCTGGTGGCGCAACCCCAGAGGGCAAGGCTATGGCTCAAGCGCCGATTCCTGGAATTCCAGCTATGGCTGGAGGTCAACCTCAATCCCCAATGTAAGGAAATATCATGGACTTGTACAAACCCAAAGCCGGTGGCGCTCCTCGTCGTCCTACAGACAACAATCAGCAACACGGTCAAATTACTAACACACCTCGTTTCTCGCAACTGGGTGGCTTGTCTGGTGCTTCTAAGTACGACAAGAACAAAATGCGTGTCGAAAAACCTGGTGATGGTCGCAAGGTCATCTAAGTTTATTAAGAGGGTAACACTATGTCTTTAGAAAATCTATCTCTGGAAGCCCGTGACGAGTTAGCTTCGCTATCTCAAAAACTGGCTGAAAATCCACAAACTCGCAAAGAGTTTCTGCGTCTGACCAAGAAAGTCAACCCTGATTTGCCAATTCCTGAATTGGAGATCGAGGACAAGACCAATTCTGCTATTGACCAGATCAGAAGCGAAAACGCACAGCTTCAAGCTAAGTTGCGTGAGCGTGATGCTATGGAGGAGTTAGAGCGTCGTCGTCAAAACCTTGTTAAAAAGGGTTTGGCAACTGAAGACGACATTGCAGACGTAGAAAAGATCATGTTGGAGAAGAAAATCTCCGATCATGAGACAGCAGCACAGTATCATGCGTGGATGAAGCAAGCAGCCGTTCCAACATCTACGGGTTACAACCCAAGTGCAGTCAAGAACTTCAACTTGAACGCATATTGGAAGAATCCGCAGGCGGCAGCTCGTAACGAAGCGTTTAATGCACTCAATGACCTGCGTAAACCTACGCGGCCTATTGGGTTGTAAGAGGGTAGGCGGCATCTCTTAGTTGAGATGCTATTTTTTTATTTTTTAGGAGTTTGCTATGGCTATTGGTGGCGGGATTCTCCCGGCAACAGGTTCGTCGCAATATACGGAATTAACGTACGTAACGCGCCGGGCCTTTATCCCAAAGCTGGTCGTCCAGCTTTATAACTCAACCCCGCTGATGGCTGCGCTTATCGCTAACAGCCAACAAGCATCCGGCGGTGTGTCCTCTGTCACGGTTCCCGTGCAAGGCGCACAGTTTGTGAACGCCCAGTGGTCTGACTATTCTGGTTCTTTCAACCAGCCTTCAGTCCAACAAGGTGCGTTTAACGCCGAGTTCAACTTGAAGTTGATGATTTCTCCCGTGCCTTTCCTGGGCATGGAAGGTGTCGCACAGCAAGACGCTGCCATTATTCCGTTGATCGAAGCTCGTATGAACGACGCTACCAACGTGATGATGGACGCTATGGCTACCGCCCTGTACAACAACACCACCAACCAACAACAATTTATTGGTTTGCCTGGTGCTATTGACGACGGTACTAACTTGCAAACCTACGGTAACATTAACCGCTCCACCTACACTTGGTGGCAGTCGAAGGTGTATAACGCTGGTAACGTGAACCCCACCCGTCAAAACATCTTGCAGTACATCTCTGGTACTGTTAAGAAGGGTGCTGAAATGCCTTCATTCGGCGTTTGCGGTTTCGGTACTTGGACTCTGTTGGCACAAGACTTTGTGGGCCAAGAGCAGTACGTTATCACCCCCGGTTCTGGTTTCGACGGTGATGGCAATGGCCCTCAAGCCGCTTTCCGCGCTTTGATGGTTGCTGGTGTGCCAATCTACCCCGATCCATATTGCCCCGAAGGTACTGTGTACTTCATTAACACCAACTACTTGAGCTTGTACATCCACGAGCAAGGTTCGTTTGTGTTCACTGGTTTCGAGTCCACTCTTCCCAACTGGCAGATTGGTTACGTCGGCGCTGTGCTTATGATTGCTGAGTTGATTAGCACCAAGCCCAAGTCGATGTCTCGTGTGTACAACTACAACTCTCTCTCACTGTAAGGAGTAATAGTCATG